CAAGGATGTTGGGGTCGGTGTCTTTGCGGCCCCAAACGTAGATCGGCGAATGGCCGTCTTTGGTGAAGACGCAGACCGGCGAGCCGTCGGCGTCTTCGCTATGCTCGACCGTCCAACCGTGCAACGGGTCCGCGCTCGCCTGCTTCGGCATGTCAACCTCCAGCGCTACAGCTTGCGAATGAGCGTGACGATCAGCCAGATGACCAGGATCAGCACGACGAGAAAGACGAGCGCGCCGATCGGATCGAGGGGGACGCCGAGGTACATCGCCTAGCCTTTCTTTCGGCCGCCGTGATGCCGCAACGTGCCGTTGGCATAAGCGTTGGCGATGGCCGCCGCCTGTCCCACCGGCATCTTTTTCTTCAGGGCCTCATAAACATGCTCGCCTTTGTCCAAGACCGTCCGATGCGCGCCGCCGGTCGCCCGGCCCGTGCCCTTCTTGCTTGCCATCACTGGCCCCCTTGCGGCGCTTGCGGCGGCGATTGCGGCGTCTGCTGCGTCTGGTCGCCGCCCGGCGCGCCGGTTTGCTGGGGACCATTATCGGCTATAGCCGTATCCGATGTCTGGGCCGGCGCGAAGGCTTGCAGCGCGGCGTCGCGCTTCTCCTGCTGATCGGTCAGCATCCGCTTCACTTCGTCGGCCGGCACGCCCGCTTGTTCGAGCAGCCACGGATCGCCCGCATCGATGAGCGTGGCGATTTTCATGAGCCGATCGACTTTTTCGTCGATGGTCTCGGCGAAGACATCGCGATCCGGAATGGTGAAGTCTTGCAAGCCGCGGCCGTAGGTGGCGAGGTCATACGGCGCGAAGGCTTGGTAGCGTTCCGGCCGCGCGGCGAGCAAGGCGCGCGGATAGTCGCCTTGGCTGAGGCGATAGCCGATGATGGTGATCGCCATCTGCATCAGCTTGACGAGTTGCGGATCGTAATTGGCGCGGGCGCGCTTGACGCGGCCGACGATCGGCCCGAGCGCGCGTTCGACGCCCGGCGCCGTCACCGAGGTCATGCCGAGGATTTCTTGGCCGTAGCGCGCTTCCGGGTTTTCGGCCAGGATGCTGTCCATCACCAGTTGCAACAGCGTCGCCGTCTGGCCGACATCGACCGTCAGGCTGGTGAACTTGCCGTCTTTGGCCGGGAAGAGTTTCAGCTTTTCGGCGAGGTTCGTCTGGTCGATGGCGTCTTGCAGCGGGTCATTGGTCTGCTTCGGCCCCGGCAGTTGCACGTTTTGGCCCGGCCGCAGCGACGTGCCTTCGATCAGAATCGGCGCCGAAAATTGCGTCCGCTGGTAATCGAGCGCGTGCGAGAGCACCGAGTTCAACTGCTTGGCTTGCTGCAACGTGCGGTCGAGCGCCGAGAGGCCGCGGTCGCCGAAGACGATTTCGTGCCGGTCCCAGATGGCCGGCGCAAAGCCGTACGGATTCGGCACGACGCTGCCGTTGCCGGTGTAGTCGAACGGCATGGAATTCTTGTAGTAGCGAAACGCCGTGCCGTCGACTTCTTTGCGGTAGGTGTAGGTGTCGCCTTGGACGGTTTCGCCGAAGGCGGTCGAGGCCGGCACGATGACCTGATATTCGACGGCGTAGCGCTTGACGTTGCCGGCGTCGTCGAGCTCGAGATCGCAGTCCGGCACGTAGCCCGGCCAGACCGAGCGCGGCATCACCGTGCCGTGGTCGACGTCTTCGACGAGTTCGACCAAGCAATCGCCGAGGATCGCGCCAACCTTCGGCCGAAACGACAACCATTGTTGGAACTGCCACATCTGGACGAGTTCGGCGATGGCTTGCAAGAGCGCGTCGTTGTCGCCTTGCTTCTTGCCGGCTTGGGCGTCGATCGGCAGCGGAATCGCGGTGCCGTCCGGCGCTTCGGTTGCGGCGCTGTTGCGGTCGATCGGGTAGACGAACTGCTCGTAGAGGGCGACGACGGCGTCGGCTTGCCGCCAGAGTTGGTGAGTGTTGAAGTAGAGGCCCTGGTTGGTGGCGTCGAGCGCGATCATCGCCGTGTTGCTGCGCCAGGTTCCGGCCCACCACTCCCAGCGCTCTCTATACCTTCCGTAAAGGTCAACGCGCGGCTCGCTGTTCCGGCCTACTCGCCCGTAGGTTTTCCAGGTCTGGTAGGTCGCCATCAGTCGGTCCCGCAGCGCCATCGCGCGCTAGTCCCTGTTCCCAACGGTGTGAAAGTACAACGCCGGCGTGGTCGTGGTGTTCGTGGTGTACGTCCGGATGTAGCCGACCGCCGGCACCGCCTCGACGTAGCGCCAGAGCGGCAGTGGCGGCGGCTCAAACAGCGCCAGGTCGCCTTCGCGCACCAGCGGTTCCGGCTCGACGGCCGGCTCGGCGTCGACCGGCTCATCCTTGGCCAGCTTCGCCAGGCCCGCGCCGAGCGCGCCGCCGAGCAATCCCTTGAAGAGGCCGCGCCGATTCGCCATCACTTGCCGCCTTTCTTCTTCGTCTGGTTCGGCATCACGCGCTTGCGCGGCTTGCCGCCGGACTGAAACGGCGATGCCTTCTTGCCGCCGAACGGTTTCTTCTTCGTCGTCGCCATCATGCGTTCCCCTTCGGCATCGGCCCGTACAGCTTGTCGAGGTGGCACGAGATGCAGCGCTGAGGCTCGCTGCCAATCTGGCCGACCATCAGCGCGCCGCAACCGGGACAGGTCCGGCATTCCAGGTCGTCCTCGGACACGCCGCTGACCGCGCTCACTTCCCGCTTGAGCATCGCGCAATCGGCGTCCGTCATCACGCTCATTCCGCCCACCCCCACGCCGGCACGCCGACGAAACCGGCCAAGAGGCCGGGGTCCACCTCGGTCGGCGGATTGTCCATCAGCCTGCCCAGCGCCATGGCGGTCGTATCGACTTGGTCGTCATGCGCGCCCGTGGGAAACGCCGCGTGTTCTTCGACGAACTCGTCCAGCCAGCCCGCCTCGGCCGGCAGATAGACCTTGCCCGCTTCGACGGCCGGGCTAATGGCGTTGACGCGCGCCACTTTGTCGCGGTCCGGCTTGAACCCGATGATGGGCAGCCGCGTCTCGTCATTCAGCGATTGGATCAGCGATTGGCCGCTCGCCGCGTCTTCGACCAAGATTTCGTCCGGGTGGTGCTTGCCATATTGGTCGATGACCGCGCGCTTGAGCGCCGGAAATTCGACCTTGCCGCGCCAGCGGTCAAGCAAGTAGTACCCGTTCTTCGTCATCGCCCAGGTGGCGCAGACGGACCAGTCATTTTCTTGGCCGGTCTTGAAGGCGGTATCCCAGCATTGCAGCGTCCACTGCACATCCGGCAGTTCGCCCGGTCGGTAGTGTCGCCACCATTCGCGTTTGAGAATCGCGCCTTCGGCCGGCGCCGGCCGCTGTTGATACAGCGCGTTGAAGGCCCGCGCGCCGATGCGTTCGCGAATGGCGGCAAGCTGCTCGGCCGGATAGCGTTCGGGCCAGAGCGCCGTCCCGTCTTCGGCCAAGGCGGGCAAGTCAAGATGGACCCAGTCCGTGCCCGACATTTGCAAGGCGCGGCCGATCAGGTCGTCTTCATGCCAGCGCGTGCCAATGAGGACGACGCGACCGCCGGGCTCCAGGCGCGTCAAGGCGGTTTGCGTGAACCATTCCCAAGCGCGTTCGCGAAAGGCGTCGGAGTCGGCTTCTTCGGCCGACTTGACCGGATCGTCCACTGCCAAGACATCCGCGCCGACGCCGGTAATGGAGCCGCCGACGCCAGCCGCCACGTACCCGCCGCGATGACCGGCGATGTCCCAGGCTTGGACGCTGGCCAGGTCGCCGGCGGTCATCACGTCGAACGGCCAATCCGCCTCGCTGAAGAGGTTGCGCGCCCGACGGCTGAACCGATAGGCGAGCGCGGCCGAGTAGGAGGTGGCGACGATGCGCTTGTCCGGATTGCGGCCAAGAAACCACGCCGGAAAGTGGACGGAGGCCAACTCGCTCTTGCCGTGCCGCGGCGGCATCGTGATGGCGAGGAACAACGTCTCGCCACGCTCGACGGCTTCCAACGCGTTGGCGATGGCCCAGTGATGGGCGGCCGGTCGATACGCCGGGAACATCCGCTTGGTGAAGACGATCAGATTGTCGCGCGCCAGTTGCGCTCGCACATCGTAGTGATGCGGCCAGAGTTCCGACGCTAGGGCGACCACTCGCCGCCCCCGGCTTCCAGTTTGGCCATCATTTGATCGAGCGCGAACTGCTCTTGCGGCGACAAGAGCGAAAAGTCGGGGAGCCGATGCGTGTGGTCGTGGCGAACGTGGCCAGAGTAGCGGACATCCAGCTTGCCGCGCGGCACTTCGCCGAGTTCCGTCGCGATGTCTTTTTCCAGTGCGTCGAATTCGCGCAGCATCGCCGTGTCGAGGACGAATTCTTCGACGACCTCGACCTGGCCGCGGCCGATGGGAATGGCGCGCGATTGCGTGACATGGAAGCCGGTTTCCCATCCGGGCGGCACGGGACGGCGACGATAGTCCGGCAGCGCCGCGTCGGCCTCGATGCGTTCGGCGAAGGCCGTGGCGCGGGCGAGGCGAATGGCATTCAGCGCTTGCCAGCGTTCCAGTTTGGCGTCGATGCGCGCTTGCTTGACGGCGACGCCGCGGCGTTCGAGCTTGCCATGTTCCTCGGCGATGGCGGCGGCGATCTTAGCGTTTCTTACCTGTTTGAAGCCGGTGACCGACAAGGTTTTGGCGTCGCCTTCGTAGCCGGCCAGGCGCGCCGCCTCGGTCGCATTGCCGTTCGCGTCGCCCAGGTAGAAGGCGACGAACTTCTTCTGCCGCGCATTGAGTTGTCGGGGAATGGATGCGACCATGCGGCTCCTCGGGGACACAACGGCTCCAGCCCCGATTATAGACCATGGCTATCATATGTTGCTCCGGCGAATCTTCGTGCGGGGCGAATAGGCGTAAAATGGAGTTCAGTCGTCAAGGCATGGCGCAGAGACCGGAGATGGGGCTGGCCAATGAGCGAGCCGCCGGATTCCAAAAAGCCTGTCGTCTATTGGGTCGTCGTCGCCGTCCTCGCAATCTATGGCGGGTGGACGCTCTTGGGGAAGTTCAACGCAGCCGTGAACCATCCAAGTCCCACGGTCAATCCGTCGTGCGGTGTGGAGTTTGCGTGGAGGCCGATATACGAGACACGCATGGAGATTGAGGCGACGGCAGCGGCGAAGCTCGATGTGGCCACAAGCTCGTACTCAGAGATTGAAGGCTTTGCTGTCTCTCTGCAGGACATCAGTAACGAGCTGAGGCAAACTAATCCGCCTACAAAAACACTACGAGATATCAACGAAGCGCAAATAGAGTTTTTTGCAATGGCCGCGGCGAATTGGGCTGCATCCGCGCATCACCAGCGGTTGTCGTATCCTCAGGATGAGGTGCAATCTGCAGCAGATCGATACTGGCACGCAATCAATGCATCAAAACAACGGTGTCAGTAGTTCACTACCTTGTTGGCAACGAGTCGAGCGAGTGGGGGCCACCTTCGCTTGCTAGACGTACGGCGGCCCCGTCCGTTCATTCCAACGCCACCAATTCCGCCACGACTTCGCTTTGCCGCGCCACCGTCAGCCATTGCTCGACGCCGAGCGTCTTGACGATTTTGTCGTCAATTTCCAGCGCATCGCAGATGCCATCACGGGCTGGCTTCGCCTTGGCGATGCAGCCGTCGTCGTCATGCAACCTCCGACCTTGGCCCCAGGCGAAGGTCCAGCGGACCCCGATGCGGTTCGGCACGCCGGCGAGGGGTTGGTTCCAGAGCGCTTGATTGGTCGCCAGCCGCGCGGCCGCCCGCAGCATCCGCGTGTGCTCGGCGCGCTGGTGTCGACTGCACCGCGCATTTTGGCCGAGGCAACCGTCGTTGGTCAGCGGAATGGTCACCCGCAGCAGCGTGGTTTCGGTCGCGGCCATGGCTCAATACCCCCGGTAGATGCCGATGCGCCAGAAGCCCATCGAGACATAGGGGCCGCGGCCCTCGTGCCACATCGGCGTCCATCGGTGGAACCAGGCCCGGCCAGGCGAAATCAGGTCGATGGCGTAGTTCACGCCGCGCCGCGTGGTCATCTTCATTGCGTCAAGCCTCATGGTGTCGCCCGCAACGCCTGCTCGCGCTCACGGCGTACGGTCAGGTCGTACCGCTTGCGTCGTTCGCCGGCCGCGTGCGCTTTGCACCAGCAGGGCGCACCATCCGGGTCATCCGGTTCGGTCGCCGGCTCGAAGCAGCGGCCGCCGAGAAAATCCTTGTAGACAAACTGACACCGGCTGTCGCGAAAGGCGATGACGATGGCGTGCGCGTCCGGCGTGCCGGGCTGTGGCGGCCAGTCGGTCATGATTCGGCCTCCATGCCGAGCATGTGACGCAGATTGGCTTTCGCGTCCTCGTAGGCTGATGACGCCGATAGCAGCGTTGCGGCGCCGCCGCCGGCAAGCGCTCGCATCTGCGTCGCGGTGAGGCGGGCCGTGGCATTGCGGTAGGTCTCAATCGCCGCCCACAACGCGTCGATGCCCTGCGGCGAAAAGCAGCGCATCGACGTCGCGCCAACCGGCGGACCAAAACCATCGACCTCGTTCGATTCGTCCATCCATCCCTCCCGTTGCCGCGGGCGATGCTCATGATTCCGGCTCCGCTCCAAGCAATCGCAAGAACTCGCCGTAGCTTCGGGCAAATCCCTTGCTCGCACGCTCCTGCTTTGCCGGGTCGTCTCGCTCACTCTCGCGGCCCTGCATGAAGGCATAGACCGCCAGGTCATCGACGGCGTCGATCAACGATTCCACGGTGCCGACCTCACGCGTCACGCGCGGTCGCAGCGCCCAAAACTCGGACGAATCGTCATCGACATAGAGCATGCGCGTGTCGATTGGCCGGTTCGGCATGTCCCATCCCTCCTATTGCCGAGGGCCGCGTGGAATCGCACGCGGCCAGGTCGGCTTTCGCCTCGCCGATAGCCAAGGTCAATCGGCAAGCGCGATGTTGGTTGTCGGCGCCCATTTCCCCGCCCTGTGAGATGCGCCCGATTCGGCGCTAGCACGTCGCCCGGAACCTCGAACGCGACGCGGCGGCCATCTGAGCCAAAGGGGCGTTGCCGAGTTCCCCGCCATGGTTCCGCGCGTTTGCGGTAGCGCCGGCGCAGCACGATTCAATTCCGCCGGCGGCGGCAATCTCGGCCCCGTTCACGCGGCTGCCCGCACACAGTGAATCAACTGGCTGCCAATCCAGTGTGTATAGGCCGGTGGAATCGACTCTTTGAGCTCGCGCC